TTGAAATCAAACCATTCAAAGAAACTAAACCTCCGACGGGTAATCGTCGAACCAAACGCTACATTACTGAGGGGTTCACCTACATCAAAAATCAGAACAAATGGGAAGCTGCAGCAGAGTATGCTGCTGACCGTGGGTGGGATTTTCAGATATGGACTGAAAAAGAACTCGAGAAGATGGGTATTTTACCGAAATCAATGAAACCATTGAAACCTTTTACTAAAAAGAAGAATAAATAGTATCAGGAATAACAGGGTAAAGTAGATGTCAAATCTGTTCAAGACAGTAGAGTATGAAGCATTCCGTGCTGGTATCACACCAAGGACGAAACAGTCACGCGACTGGTTCCGTAAGAAAGTACAGAACATGCGCGGGATCAACCGACGAGCATTGATGGGCGAAGATCCGATCACTAAGACAGCAGATTCCATTACGGGTTCGATGTACATGTTCTTTTATGACGCCAAGCATCGTGACAAGTTGCCATACTGGGATTCGTTCCCGTTAGTAATTGCAGTTGGTCCGGCAGAGAAAGGGTTCTACGGTTTAAACCTTCACTATCTACCGATTGAGTTGAGAGCGAAGTTCTTGGACTCGCTGATGGATATTACGAACAATACAAAGTACGATGAGTCGACACGATTTAATATTACATACAGTCAACTGAAACGTGCTTCTAAAATGAAATACTTTAAACCTTGTTTTAAGCACTACCTGACATCACAGGTAGAAGGTCAATTCGCATACATACCACCACCTGAGTGGGAGATTGCTACGTTCCTTCCTGTCGCACAGTGGAATAAGGGTTCGCAGTCTCAGGTATACAAAGACTCTAGGAGTATGATCTAATGCCAAGCGTAGGATCGGTCGACCAATTAAAATCTCTGGTCTCAAGCAAGAAAGGGTTTGCAAAGAGCAACCTTTATTACGTGTACCTGCCTTCGTTGCAAGGGTTGGGCAATGCTGGTTGTGCAGACGGGAGGCGAGACCTTGGCGTTTTGTGTAAATCTGTTACATTACCAAGCAGACAACTGGCAACTGTACCAAGGCAGATTGGACCTGATTTTGAAAACATAGTGTACGGATTCCAGAATTCAAATATCACAATGACATTTCGTGTGCTAAATGATCAAGGTGTTCGAGAATATTTTGAATCTTGGCAGAGAAGCATCTTAGGAGACGATCCATTCGACCGCGATGGTTACTATTCGATCTCGTTTCCTGACGAATACCAAACGCCGATTCAGATATTCCAACTCGAACGCGGAAGATCATTTCCTATATTCAATCGAGGCAAGTCAGTAGAGATTGGACCAATCAATGTAAACCTTGACCTTGATGTAGACGTCATAAGTGGTGGCGGTGCAAACTATGTGTGGGATATACAAAACGCATACCCTCTAACTTTTTCTTCTGATACTCTTTCGGATGACGCGAAAGATCAAATCAGTGAGGTTACGGTTGAGTTCGGGTTCAAGAAATGGAGAGGGTCAAAACAAAATCCAGATCAACCGTTGAAACTTTCTGGATCAGCTTCAATCGATGCGTCATCTGTTGCGTCGAAAGCAGTGAATAAACTTTACGATATTTTAAATTAATGGAGATACATCATTATGGCATTGCCTAAATTGAACGATACACCGAAATATGAACTGACGGTTCCTTCTTCTAACAAGACTGTTCGCTTTCGACCATACTTGGTAAAGGAAGAGAAGGTTCTGCTGATGGCAAACGAATCAAATGATCGAAATACAATTATGTCTGCCATGACTGATACGGTACTCGCATGTTTACAGGGTGATGTCACCAGAGAAGAACTAACCATGTTCGACCTTGAGTATATGTTCATCAAGATTCGAGCGAAGTCAGTTGGAGAAACTGTACAATTGTATTATTTGTGTCAGGAATGCGACGAAAAAAATACTGTTGGTGTAAATTTGGATGAAGTAGTTTGTGAAACAAAACAAACTGAAGGTATGATTCAATTAACAGAAGATATCTCTCTCGAGATGGCATATCCAAGTTATACTGATTTCAACCTAGAAAACCCTGATGAAAACGAAATGGGATTTGAAATCGTTGCGCGATCAATTAAGTCTGTTTTAACTGAGGAAGATCGAATTAACCTCGCTGAAGAATCAAGAGAAAACGTACAGAGTTTTCTTGAGTCAATGACTTCAGCGCAGTTTGCAAAGGTGGCGGAATTCGTTAGAGGAATGCCTGCTGTGAAATATGAGTCTTCATTCGTCTGTCAGAGTTGCGGAACTCATAATAACTTTGAAGTAAGAGGGATGCACAATTTTTTTTAGCGTGCCTCTCCCATGAGACACTAGAAAATTATTTCAAAATGAATTTTACGCTTCATCGTCATCATAAATATACGTTAAGCGAACTTGATAATATGATACCATGGGAACGCGAGGCATACCTGATAATGTTAATGCAAGCATTAGAAGAAGAAAAGGAAGCAAGGAAGGCATTAGAGAATGGCGCTGGATAAAACTATCGACCAACTAAACGAAAATCAGAAAAGAACCAATGACGAGTTGGTTCTTCTTCGTCTTGAGTTTACAGAACTCGCGAAAGAGATGAATAACGATCGCTTAAAATTCATTGAGTTGATGCGCGAAATGCAATCTCAAAATCAAACTGACGATCCCAAAACAAATGACACCGGTGATACCGGTGAGTCGAGGGATGCTCAAAAAGAAGGTAACTCCACGCTAAAATCCATCCTGATTGGAATTTTAGCACTTGGAGCAGCATTCGCCGCTTTTAGTAAACAGTTTCCCTCTCTGCGTAATGCACTCGTTGATCTTTTGGGCGGAAGCGACCCGAGCAAACCTGTTACAAGTATTACCGAAATTCCTACACCTCAGACTCCAGCGCTAGTAGCAAGGGAGGCGCTAACCCGCGGAACACCGCTCGTTCTTCGATCTGCTAGAAACGTCGTCGAAGATGCAGCAGTAAGAGCGGCAGTTTCTGATAATCCTATCGCTTCAAGGGCGGGACAAGAAGCAATCGCGTCAATAACGAGAGCAGATAGAACGATAGAAAGAGGGAAAGAAACTCTTTCTCGCATTACACCTGACAGAGAAACAGTCGCTGCAGCAGTTGAAAGGGTTGCAGGAAAATCTGCCGCCAAAGCTGTTGGTAAGAATATCCCTTTTATCGGTGCCGGAGTCGGTCTTATATTTGGTACAGAAAGAGCAATGGCAGGCGACTATCCTGGTGCTGTTAAAGAAGTAGCGAGTGGCGTAATGGGCGGGTCTGTACTAGCGTCAGCAGGTAATGTCGCGATATCAGCAGACCTTATGCTTCAAGACGTATACAATGAAATCTATGGCACGCCAGAAAAACCACGGCCATACGAAGCAGATAGAATAGCACAAAACGATGTTTGGATGAAAAACGTCGCCCAGATAAAACCCTTGATAGAAAATGAATTAAATAGAAGATTAGAAGAAAACAAAGAGAAAAATGCAGAACGGCAAAACAGCGCATTTAGTTCTATCAGTACAACCGGAATGCCAGGAATGTCAATGAGTAGGCAAGTAGAACCCGAGATTATAGCGCCAACTCCGGCAGGGATGGATTTGATCAGTGATGCGATGTCAGGAAATTTAGAACAAATTATGCCTACTGTTACTCCTGTTCCTGGAGCATCGACGGGGTTACAGATTGCCCCGATAATCGAGGGACAAACTCAGGAATCTATAGCATCTGCCGCCACGCCGCAGACAGTTGTCTTCAACGACCAAAGCAACAATAGCAAAACTGCTGTATCTTCTGGCGGAGGATCAGGTGGACAATCAATACCACTAAATCCAATCAACCGTGCGCCACATAACCTAGACGCTTATGCTGTTAAGGCATAAAAAAGGGGACCTAAGTCCCCCCAAAAACGTACCGGCAAGCTCTTCGCCCACGGGTATTGTTTTTGATCCTAGTCTTCGGCAGCAAGTTTTGCAAAGAACGACATAGTATCCTCATCGTCATCTGCGGCAGAAGTTGCCATTGCTGCTGGAGCAACCGAAGGTGCTGGTTCAGGGGCAGCGACCTGACGCATTGGAGCAGGTTCCGCTACTTCTTCGAGAGCAACTTGCTGACGTGTAGTCGGAGCAGGTGCCTCACCCAAAACCATAGCGAGACGTGCCGCTAACTCGTCATATGACTTGTAGTTAGAAGGGTCAGTAAACTCATTCAGATCATAGAGACCCTCGTAGACTTGCTCAAGTTCACTATCGTCACCGCTCATAAGTGGAGCAGGTGAAGCAAACTCAGACTTGTCATAGTTACGGTATCCCTCAACGTTACGAATCTTCAACTTGAACGAAGCACCTTCCCAGAAGTCAAATGGGTTAATTGGTTCTTCATCAGCAAACTGAGGTTGCATTACGTCCATGACCTTGTCGAAGATCTTCTTACCGAAGGTGTACAGGAATACCTTACCTTCGTTGGCAGGGTTCGCTGGATCAGATTCGACCAACACGTTTGCGACATAGTGAAGACGTCGCTTCTGAGTACGTGCAGTTTCTTTATCTGCCTCAACGCCTGAGTTCCAGAGACGTGAGTTCAACTCACCGAGCGGATCTTGCTGACCGATTGAAGTCAGCGACTTCTCGATATACCATTGACCAGTTGGACCTTTGAACCCATGATCCCAGTAACGTACCCATGGGAGTTCGTTACCCTCTGCTGCCGGTAGGAAGCGAATAACGGCATAACCATTACCTGCCTTATCGACAGTTGGTTTCCACTGACGCTCATCAGCATAGGACTTTTTATCTTTGGGGGCGTTATCTACGTTTGCCGCAGATACGAGATTTGAGATTGAATTGCGATTACGCTTTAGATTAGCAAAAGACATAATATTTTCCTTGTATTAACAGTGTATAGTTTGTATAAAATTTTGTCCACAAAATGCATAACGAATAACATATATAGTGCCTATTTTTTACTCAATAGGCAAGCTAGAAGTACCGTTGTCATCAATATAATTTAACTTCATTGCGTCCACTTCTAACTTCTCTTTAACCGCAGGTGAGATGTACTTCTTCACATCCTCCGGTTCAATCGTATGCTTTTCGCAAAGATACATAATTGCGTCAAGATACGAAAGCGAAAGGTTGAGGACAGTTTCCTCAACCATCATACTGAAACGCTTCTTGGTCATCAAGAAGTCTTGCACGTTCCCTTCGGTCATTCTTCGGTTTCTCCGCACCAGTTACATGGTTCGCCCTTTTCGATACTCAAAGGTCCATCATGCTTACAGAAATGCTCCCACATCTCCAGTTTAGTTTCTTTCTTAAAGATTCGATCCCAGTTACTATCAAAGGTTTCTTGATCAACTGAGAACGGTCTTGGTTTATCACCCTTTCCGTTCATATTCCCTCCACCATGCTGGGATACGACGACGAGTCCACTTAGCGAACTCGCGCTTGTCTTCCCAGTAAAAGTTACGATACGATTCAATCGAGTTGCCTTCGACAATACAGTGAGGATATGCTGCCATGGCAGGTGTAGGTTGCGTGAAACCTTTCTTTTCCAGTAAGTCAGGAGGAAGCATAAGGTAATATTCAAGTTTACGAATAGACTCGTGGACACGACCGTAGCGATGCGTGTACTCGCGACCAAGACTAGTCCACATATCATACAACCAGTTGTAGTTCTCGCGCGACTCGCGAACCCACTTGGCGGAAGGATGATTGACGTGACATGCTTTATAAACATTTTCGTTCATGAGAGGGTCTTCGAGGAAGTAACGCTTGATCTTCCTACCGTTTACTGATCGACCTTCCCACTCCTGACCGTCAATCACTCGATGTGCTGTTGATAGAAGTTGCGCATACTCGATGCACATTTTTACCACATGCTTGTCGCAGTGTTGTTCTGCGCAAGCATCTGGATCATTGTCTAAATAAAAGATATTCATTACTGAGTTTGTTGCTGCCTTCGTTGAAGTCTAAGGACGCGTGTTAACACACCACGATTAATATGATTTAAACTATTGTACTGTTTTTTAGCACGTTTGTCAACTAACCCGCACTTCCTCAACAACTTTGCTTGCTTACCGTTCATCTAGAAACCTCTCAATTACTTTCTCGCCTTTCTTATCTACGAAGGTCATACCCTCGTAAAGTCTTTTCACTACAAAATACGATACATCCCAAAGAACAACGAATGGGATTAGTAGAATCATTTTTAATACTACTCTAACTGTTCTCATCATGGCATTATCCCCTTACAAAGTTAATCGCCACACTTGGGTAACAAGGTAGTGGCCACCCCGCGAAGAATTATGCTGCTAGAGCATATCCTCCGTAGTAGTTGTCATCGTTTGCAACTATTTTGGTGAACCCAGTTTAACGACCGCGTTCATGGTCGATTCTCCATATTGCTTTCGGTTACCCGTCGAATCCATAACGCCCCCATCAGAAGCACTCCACGACAGTATTTGCAACTACCGTCTGACCCACGAACATGCAACCTAGGACGCCGTTCGTTCATTGTATTATGGCGAAGTGCTTTTGGTGGAGGCGGCGGGAGTCGAACCCGCGTCCGCGCTTCCTATTTACAATATATCAACAAATTCCTGTTTCTTCTTAGCAGGTTGACGAATACCAAGGTAGGTCTCAAGAATCTCGACCTCTTTGTCCTTGCGCTTCTGCCACTGCGCTTCGGTACGCTTGCCCTTCTCAAAAAACTCTGACGCCTTGAGGCGCTCGAGCGCACCTTCACGGCGACGTTTTACTTCATGCTTTCCTCGCATTTCTGCTCCTTTTCCACTTCTTCTTTAGGAACTGATTGACAGTCAGACCACATTCATCGACAATTTGATCAAACTTCAATGCTTCCTTCATGTCCCATGTATTATTAATGAACGACCCATAGTGATTAGTCACCATGTCAGCAAGGTCGCGATCCTTTTTGTCATTAAAGACATAGCGAACCTTGCGGTCTAGGTTCATTTTTTTCACTCTACTCATAACTACTCTCAAAATGGCGGACTGGACGAGACTCGAACTCGCGATCTTCGCAGTGACAGTGCGATATGTTAACCAACTACACCACCAGTCCTAGTGTTTATTAATCAACTCTGTTGCTTTGTCTTCCCATACGTTAGGGAATAATCCATGAACGATCAGTACGAAAGCGATAGTCCATGCTCTCTTCAGATGACTGAAGTAAGTGTATCCGGTTTCTTTTAAGTGTCGCATTTTAACCCCCAAAAGAAAATATTTAGGGTAAATTTATTTGCTCAATTTCAATACCACACCTTTCAAGAAACTCTCTGCCCGACCCTTTAGATCCTATGTAATCCTCGCCGTACGCAACCCGAATAATACCTGATTGGTGTATCAACTTGGCGCACTCGAGGCAGGGCATATGCGTAACAACTAGCGTAGCACCTTCACCTGACTCCGGCGATTTAGCAAGTTTGGTTATGGCGTTCGCTTCAGCGTGTAGAACTTCTGGTTTGGTTACAAACGAACCATAGATAGACCTATCGTTCCGATGTACATTAAAAGTCACACCCTCATTTGGTACCCACTCTTCGCACTCGTTCTCCCATCCAGAGGGCATACCGTTATACCCAATAGAAATAATGCGACCATCCTTTACAATGATCGCACCAACTCTTGCCCGTGTGGCATAGGAAAGTTGCGCAGTTTCCATTGCAACTTTCATGAAATATTCTTTGAACCGTTGTTTCAAACCCAAAACTCCCAAGTCTGTATGAAATTCTCAACCTGATCTTTCATTTCAGCAGGTAGATTATCGCCATACTCAATAAGGAGTTCATCTGCACTTATATGAGGCAAACGATTTTCTTCACAAAACTCCTTCCAATATTCAGTCAACCACTCAACATCGCTTTTCGTTGCTTCGATCATCATAGACCCCCCATGCCAATGATCATTTTATATGCGCCTTCAGACACATACTGAACTCGATCGTCCCAATCAGACATTCCAACTTCGAAGGGCACATTGATCTCACGACGCACACGTTCACCTTCAGTGTCGAAGACACACTCGATAGTGTAACCTTCATACAGTGGAACCTTGCGGTCGGAGAAAGCGCAATCCACATAGAGTTGACCTTTCTCAATCACCTTACCAATCACGAACATGTCGTCCCGATCTTCAAAAGAACGGAAGTCCATCGCCTTGATATACTCACCGACCTTCGCAACACTTTCAAACTTCAACATAATAACAACCTTTATCAATTTCAATACAGCAATTGTACTACGACTGTACAGCAATGTAAAGCATTTAACGATAGCTTTTATTATAAAACTTTTTAAAAACGATTGGAAAAATCGATGGGGCGCACCACGTACCTGTCAGTCGGAATCTTCGAAAGTGCAGCACCCATCGTAAACGGACGAGCGGTTTATTGAATACAGAAATCGTCAGGGGAAACTTCGTTGTACAGGTCTTTCGCTTCGCGCTCCAGACCCTGCTCAGACAACTCATCAAACGCTTTCTCAATCGCCGCACGTTGATCGCGACCGCGCGTGTAGTAGCGATGATCGTCACTGTAGGTGAAGAACCAGTCGTGCGTTTCAAGCATTGATTTAAAGGTTTCTAGGGTCATACTTCAATCCCATAGGATTTAGCGACCTTGACCAACTCCTCGTCGGTCAGAGGCATTAAACGATAAACTGGTATGTCTTCCATACGCAGTTGTCCAATTAAAAAAGTTCGGTCATCTTTGGTTAACACAATATTATCTTCCTCTTCATTCCATCCATTTGCTTTTACCCACTCTTTGTACTGTCGATCGAACTCTTCGTCGTCGATCAACGCCCAAAAGACTCCTACGAGCAGAAACGGTACGACTACAATCCATTCTGGTGAAAACATTATCATGCCCCCGCCATCATTGCTTCAAGCTCATCGAACTGCTCGTCGATACCATACATGCCCATCTCTTTCTGGACACGCCACTCCTCGCGGACGGGAGTCTCTAGGTCTGTGAGCGAACATGCGTCCTTACCCATAGAGTCCTGCTCCCAGCGACGAATACCGACAACTTCGTTTTGTAAGTTGAGGGATTTCTGCTCGCAGTACAACTGACCGAAGTCTACAGACGCGTAGATCGCAGACTCATAGAAGTCTATGAAATCTTCCTCGCGGAAGTCAACGAGGTCAACGACTCGCTGATCGAGGATGTACTCGCGCGAGTAATCCGAAGAGTGAGCGATAGAACGTTCTACGCTGTTCCACCACTCAGAGTCAGCGATGTCCGCCGCAGAAGCGTTGACGAAATAGGTGTCGCCACCCTTGGGCTTCCACCGTTGTGGACACTCACCGCGACCGTCCCAGTCGTGGGCACCATAGTTCTCAAGGAACTGAGTAGAGACAACAACAATAATCGAATTAGACATAACAAACACTCCTCAATTTCAATAAAGCAATTGTACTACCAATTGTTATAAAAGTAAACTATTTTTTTCGGTAATTTTACTCTTTTTAAAAATCACTAATCGGTTCAATGACAGCACTGGTAATCTCTATGGTGTTGTTCTTCCAGTAGCGATCATACATTACTCTCTCGAGATTTTTTGACGCAAGGTAAAACGTCTCATAGTACGCAGCAGTGTATTGACATCCTCTTCGATCAATCAATACGATTTTATAGTTGTTCATAAATCCCCTCGTTTTATAATTTAATACTCATAGTATGCATCAATTATAGAACGAAGTAAAGGATTATTTTTTTATATGCTTATAGCGCGTTGGAATATCGCTGGTTTGCTTTCATATGATTCATCTCGTCGTCGCGAACCTGAATGATCATATGACTGAGGCGAGCAGATTGCATCAGACCATAATATTCAATGGCAATCTGTGGAGCGGGAATGTCTTCAATCTTACCTTCTTCGATGAGTTGGAGATAAGAGGTGTAACTGCGAACTGCTTCTTCCTCAAAGTATGATACCATGAGGTGAGCAGTCTTGGGGAAGAACATATAGAGGAAGAGATAGTAATGCCAAAAGATAAGTTGCGCGGCGACGATGATGAATCTCTCTAATCTTGATGGTTGAACGATCTCCATGAAAAACATTAGATGCTTTCGCTCGTTCTCTGCTTCGGCGAGTAATTCATGAATCATTGTGCCTTGTCCACGCTTGAGTCTACGCAGACTATAGAGGTGTGTGAGCATACCCCCGACCATGCCAGGAACTCCGGCAACAGTTTCGAGGACGAGTGCTCTATGTCCGTATCGTTCGCCAAAAAATACGTCGGCGAAGAACCGGAAGAACGTCGTCATACTTCTGGCGATTTTTTCTCTCATTATTTCTTTAATCCTTGTCTACCTTTGTGGTATCTACCCCAGATACAATGAGCGACTTCGTGTCCAATGAGTTCGGGTTCCCACTTCCACTCTGGGTCTTTGATGTATATAGTACATTCTCCAGTTTCAGGAATCCAGAGAGTGAACGCACTCACAGTATCCCAATGAATACCGAGTTTTTTTCTTCGAGCAGAATCGTATTCCGTCTCATTCTTTAGCAAAATGAAGTTGACTTTCGGCGACAAGTTCTCATACTCTTTTACTAAAAACTTGTAATCGTCTGCCCCATACTTAAACTTCGGTGGTGATGTGGCACAACCTGTCAGGAATATCAGTAATAATAAAATTGCTCTAATCATGATGCTCTCGTTAATAGCATTTCTTTAATGTGACCAATCGCTCGAGTTGGGTTCAAACCTTTAGGGCATACGTTCACACAGTTCATGATACCGTGGCAACGGAATACGCTGAATGGATCTTCTAAGTTGGTAAGACGTTCCTCAGTCCCCTTGTCGCGACTATCCGCCAAAAATCTATATGCAGTTAACAATCCTTGCGGACCAATAAATTTATCGGGATTCCACCAGAATGATGGACAAGAAGTCGAACAACAAGCACACATAATGCACTCATACAAACCATCCAGTTTTGCTCTCTCCTCTGGTGTCTGTAATCGTTCTATACCGCTCGTCGGTTCATTATTCATCAAGTATGGTTGTACCTTCTCATATGCAGCATAGAATTGTGCCATATCCACTACCAGATCACGTACAACGGGCAACCCAGGAAGTGGTCTTATCACAATCTTTTTAGACTTTAAAGAAGATACTGGAGTAATACAAGCAAGACCGTTGACTCCATTAATATTAACACCGTCGGATCCACAGACACCCTCGCGGCAAGATCTACGAAACGTGATCGTGCTGTCTTGCTCCTTCAGTCCGATCATTACGTCGAGTACCATCATGTCGGAACCTTTTGGAACCTCATAATCATACTCTTTCATGTAGGGTAAATCGTCAGTCTCTGGATTGTAGCGATATATCTCTACTTTCATTTTTGTTTATCCCACCTCTCCAACGTGTGTCGGTGTATCTCTTTATGAGAGTAATACATGGTGATGCCGCCGAATACCATCGGGCATAAGAAGACGGCAAGTAATCCTAATAGTCCAAGCATCTACCTTTCCGCTTCTCTCTGAACGAAGTCGTCAAGTCGATATCCGCGCATATAAAGTTCGTTGCGCATTTTCTGCTTGAACTTTTTATTGCTGGTGCTGAAGAACTCTTTCCACAACTGAGTGTTGTCAAGTTGATGCATATAGTAGTGCTGGGTCTTACTTCTTTGTTGTGCTTTCGCGCTTTTTACAAAATTACTTGGTTTGTACTTCACTGGCATTTTCTTCTTCCTTTACTGGTTCAATTGTTTCATATAACACACATCGGTGTTCAATCTTTCGTTCGTCGGCGCAAATCAATGCACCATACATAGCAATACATTTTTCACGAACGACTTCTCTACTTTTCCAATCTAGGCATATGCGATCATCTTCTACCGCAGTACATCCGAAAAGAAAAATAAAGCATAGAACGTATTTTTTCATCCTTCTTTTTCCACGTCCCAAATAATACGACGGTTCGATACTGGGGGCAACTTGTTTCGTTGAACCCACAAGTGACCATTCTTCTCAGCGTCTCTGAATAATGCGACAGTGATAAAGAACGCACCAAGTACCATAAGATGACCACCCACACTATAAATGCCATACATCCAAGTATATCCTGCCCAGAATGTGAACACTACTGACCACATTACCGACAAGTAGAACATGAGAATAAACTGTACAAGTTCATTCGGTATGTGACGCAATGGATTGATCTTCAAATTAAAAAAGAAATTGTATAGATCATAGATCCAAAATCCTATAGCTTTCACTTCTCTTCTCCTTTATCCTTTTTAGGATACATGTCATAATACATTTGTTCCCAGTCCCAGTGTTTTCTAGACTCGATTAAATGAGGGTGCTGAATGCGATTTTTTCTTTCCTGTTCTTTCTTTTTATCATCACTCAGAAACCTCAGAATATTCAATCTGGGAATCCTTCTTGAACAAATACGCCAAAGGTTCCGATTTCGCCTTCAGTCAAACTTTGTGCCTGTGCGTACATCAAAGGCGATTGTGGACCAATCGCAATACCTGCTTTATACTTTAACAACTTGCTGATGATATCATCTGCTGATTGCCCTGCGAGCATAGGACCGATACCACCTTGACCTTTAGCTCCATGACATGCGGCACATGTTAACCACTTACCTCGAATATCCTCGAACTTATCATCCGCAATCGCTGTTGTTGAAAGGAATGCGACTGTCGCCGCAACTATTAAATTTTTCATTTTATCTCCAAATTTCACTTAATTAATTCTTAGAACTGATCTTCTTCAGTCGACCCCGACATCGCCGCTGTCGACTTAGACCCAAGAGTAGTCGTGATCGCATCGAAGTACGAGACTCCGACTTCTCGTTGGTGTTTCGCACCCGTGTACCCACGTGCCTCCGCATCAAACTCCGCTTCCTGTAATAAACTGTAAGCATACATCCCATCATCTTTGTATCGGTTTGCGAAGTCAAAGATGGAGTAGTTAGTCTGGTGAAAACCAGCGAGTGTG